ATGCTGAGTTTAGAACTGATGCTGGTTTAATTGGAACTGATTACGAAAAAATATTTGCCCGTAAATTTACATTTGCACCTTATGGTGGATTTGATGGGTGGGATGTTTATAGAACTAGAAGAAGTAATACTGATAGATTTATTCTTAATGGTCAAGATGGTATAAATGGAAGAATCTCAGAAGCTTTTAAATATATGACCCTAGAAAATGGTGATTTAGGTATTAATTCTGATTATTATGCTTATTTGGAAGCTATTAAAACATTCCAAAATCCAGAAGCAGTAAATATTAATGTATTTGCTACACCTGGTATTGATACTTGGGATAATACTAATTTAGTTGAAGCTGCAATCGAAATGATTGAAGAAGAAAGAGCTGATTCACTTTATATCGTAACAACTCCAGATTATGGAAATGGTGCTGAATTAAGTGCTGCAGAAGCTGTTGATATTATGGATGGTAATTTTGATAGTAACTATACATGTACTTATTGGCCATGGATACAAATAAATGATTCTGAAAACAATGTATTAATTTATGTTCCACCAACAAGAGATGTTGTAAGAAACATTGCGTTAACTGATAATATTGCATTCCCATGGTTTGCAGCTGCAGGTATCCAACGTGGTGATGTTGATGCTATCAAAGCTCGTAAAAAACTTACACTTGCTGAAAGAGATTTATTATATGAAAATAGAATTAATCCAATTGCAACATTTACTAGTGATGGTATTAAAATTTGGGGTAACAAAACTCTTCAAGTTAAAGAATCTGCTCTTAACCGTATTAACGTTAGAAGACTTTTATTACAAGCAAGAAAACTTATTTCTGCTGTATCTATCAGACTTCTTTTCGAACAAAACGATTCAGTTGTTAGAAATCAATTCTTAGGACTTGTTAACCCAATCTTAGATAACATTAGAAGTGAAAGAGGTCTTACAGACTTTAGAGTGGTGCTTTCAAATAGCCCAGAAGATATTGATAGAAATCAATTAACTGGTCAAATATTCTTGAAACCAACACGTGCTTTAGAATTTATTCAACTTGAATTTGTAATTATGAACACAGGTGCATCTTTCTCAAATATCTAACTAAAAAATAATAACCAAATAATTAAACCCTCCAAAAGAGGGTTTTTTTATTTTATATAGATATTTATACTAAAACAATATTATGGCAAAGTTAATTATTACAGAAAAACAATATCATGCAATACTTGAGCATGTGAAACAAGCTAAGGTTTCTATAAACGAAAACGAGAAAGCTATTACAGTTGATTTGACAATACTTTTAGCCCTCGGAACTCTATTAGGGTTCAACATTAGCGGTCATAATAAAATCAAAGCGGAAAAGGCCTTAAAAGACCAAAAAACATTTCAAGAAATAAAAGATATATTATCTTCAGAAAATAAATTAAAAGAATTAATAAGTTCTTTTGAAGTTAAAGGTATGCCAGACCCAACAAAGAAATTATTTGATGATAAAGGTAAATTTATACCTAAATTTAATAAATTAGCAAAAGAAAATGGTTTTGATATTAAATTAGGTTCTAAAGAACTTGTGAATCTACATCATCTAGGAAAATAAGAATTTCATAAATAATTGATATGATTTCTTTTACACCGTAGTTTTCACGCCATATTTCATCACTTATATTTAAATCTTTAACTTTTTGATTATAAATTTCATAAAGAGCTTGTGGTGTTATAGATAAAGATTCGCCATTTTTATTTAATATACCACAAACAATACCACAAATTTCTTGACTGATAAAATGTGTTTTCCAATCACATTCATCTAATATTTTATCTATTGTTAAATTATATTTAGTTAATAATTCTCTTTCAGTTATTTTCATAATAATGGTTTTATTTACAAATATACTAACTTTTTATTAATAACCAAATATTTATAATAAAAAGTTTAAAATGTCTAAAAAAATTATACTTACAGAAGAACAACATGTCGTTCTTATTAATGAAATACTTAGAGAAACAATACAAAAGATTGATTCTGTTGAAACACAAGGAAAATTGGATGAAGGGTTTTGGGACTCTGTAAAATATGGTTTATCTAAATTAGGTAGATATAAAGCCAATGGTAAAATATTTGGTAAAGGTAAAATTGACCAAGAAGCTGCTAGCAAAATTCAACAAATAATAGATAAACAAGGTAATGAATTAATTAAAACCCTTGATGCTAAAATAAAAGAAGAAAATCCTGAATTCCCTAATGGTAAAGACCCACAACAATTCTTAACAACTATTATGGAAATTGCCGCAATATATGATTCAATTGTTGCCGCTACACAAAAATCTCCTGAGGAAAATGGTTATATGCCAATTGATGCCGCTAATGGTGTTATTAGTGATTTGAGAGATTATACTAAAAAATATTTAGATACTGATTTAGCAGCTGTTTATTCTGGTTTGGATGAAAATGAAGGGGATATTCTAAATGAAGAACAATTAAGAGGTATTGACGAGCATTTTGGTTTAAGCGAAGAAGAAGAAGAAGCTGGTTTAGATGCTGGTGATGTTAGAGCTGGTTTACAAGCTAAAAGAGGTGAAGAAAGTGGTGAAGATTTTGATAGTACCAGAATGGATACTCTTAAGTCTAATAAATTACCAATGACTTTAGTTGGTGTTGGGGCTTCATTGGGTGCCTTTTCATGGTTGGTAAATACTGAATGGTTTAAATCTTTATTTGATGTAGTAACTAAAAACCCATCTATTGAATATATAAAACAAGCTGTTCAAGAAAAAACAGATATATTTGCTTCAATTAAACCAAATGAAGGTATGACTCAAATCATGAATAGATTAAATGGTTTAAATCTTAACCCTAATTCTTCTCCAGAAGATTTTATTAACGGTGTTAAAACTTTAGGTGGTGGTAATGTTAATGATGGTATCAATGCTTTAACACAACAAGGTGGTATATTTACAAATCCTGAAGTTGCTAGAAAAGCCTTAACAGAAATAGTTAATAACCCTAATGCTCATGGTAGTAATTTAGGTGAAATGTTTCAAGGTAAATGGGCTGGTACTGGTAAATCATTAGGTGATGCTCTTGTAACTCAAACTGGTGGTGGTTTAAAAGGTATTGTTGTAAATACTATAATTAAAGCTGTCCCTAAATTAGTAATAAGAACTGGTGTAAAAACAGGTGCTGGTTATGCTTTAGCTAAAGGTTTTGGAGCTGTTTTAGGTCCTATAGGTATTGGTTTAGTTACAGCTGGTGTTCTTGTTAAATTGTTTAGAATGAAAGGTCAAAAATCATCTAGAGCAGCTACTCTTAACGCATTATATCAATCTATGCGTGGATTAGGTGGTGGTGTAGGGTTAATCCCATCACCAACAGGCGATGATGTAGCTCCAGCTCCAGCTGCAGATACTGCTACTGATGTTAATACAGGGGCACCTACAGGTGATGATGTTAATACACGTACTGGAAAACAAACAGGAAATGGTATAGGTGATATTACTGGTATGAATAAAAATACTGGTGATGAAACGCCTACAGGTGGTGGTGATGTTAATACTGGTAATGGTGCTGGTACGCCTGCTAACACAAACACAACTACAGGAACTGATACAGGTGGTGGTACAAACCCAACAACAGATACAGGAAGTGAAGATGCTGCTAATAATGATTTATATAATGATTTAAAAAACCTATTTCAATTTGTTGTTAACAATAAAAAAACTATGGGTGGTGATGTTAATACTGGTACTAATAATGCAGCTACACAAGCTCCTTTGAATGAAGGTAAATTTATCAATGATAAAAATGTTCTTCAATATTTAACAAAAACTTTAGGAGCCGATAAAGTTAAAAATTTTGAAAATTTATTAAGTAGAGTAGAATACCTTAGAAATGTACTTAAAAAAATGTCTGGGCGAACTACTGATTCAAATATAAAAAATTTCTTAAAAGAATTGAATTCAAACCCAATTATGTTAACAAAATTTAGTTATCTTACTGAAGTTGACCCTAAGGACCCTGAAGATATTAAACAATTATCAACTTTTATTAACGAAGTTTTATTAGCAATATACTCTGGTAATTATAAATTTGGAAACATGGTTGATAAGATGGCTACTTTAGGTGGTGGTAATATTAATAAAGTTAATGAAGCTGCTGGTTATAACGCATCGCAACCTAATGATACTTTTATTGATGCTGCTAATGACATGGGGAAATTTAAAAGTAACTTGGTGAATTTCTTGACTACTATTATGGGGTTATTTCAATACTTACATAAAAGTAGAGGTGGTGAAATTGCAAGACAAGATACGTCACAACAATATACACCACAACAAAAAACCAACGGACAAAAACAACCACAACCAGATGAAAAAGGTCAATATGGTTTAGATTTAAAAGAGAACATTAAATTGATGGAAGAAATAAAAAGAATTAAAAAAATTATGTTAAGTTAGAATAAAAAATAAAAACAACATATTTATAAATAAATAATAATAATACACTTAAAACAAAAAGAACATGGCTGATTTATTAATGAAAATGCCCTTACCATACGAACCTAAGAAAAAGAATCGTTGGTTAATTACATTCCCTGCCGATTTAGGTATCCAACAATGGTGGTTATCTACAGCGTCAAGACCTTCAATCACTCAAAATGAGGTTGAAATTCAATTCCTTAATACATCTACATGGGTTTTAGGTAGATTTACTTGGGAAACAATCGATGTAACATTCCGTGACCCAATTGGTCCGTCTGCTACACAAGCAATCATGGAATGGGTACGTTTACACTCTGAATCTATTACAGGTCGTCAAGGTTATGCTGCTGGTTATAAAAGACCTGTAGAGCTTGAAATGCTTGACCCAACTGGAGTAGTTATCGAAAAATGGTTGTTAGATGGAACTATGCTTACTAACGTAGGTTTTGGTGATTTAGCAATGGATGACGATAGTATTGCTGAAGTAACAGCTACGTTACGTTTTGATAGAGCAATATTACTTTTCTGATATTTAATTAAAATAAATATTAAAACCATCTTTATAGGTGGTTTTTTTATTTTGTATTGATATTTATAATAAACTTAAAATAATGAAAAAAAGAGAAAAAACACTTAATATTTATATTGCTAATAAATTAGCTGAACAAAGATATCTTAATTCTATGTTATTAAATGAAAGTGAATTTGGAGAGAAGATTAAAGCTTTTGCGACATCGAATATACCTAAAGTTAAAGATGCTAGTGAAGTAGCTGTAAACAAAGCCAAAGATGGTATTTCTAAAGCTTATGGTTTTAGTGTTGAACAATGGAATGACCCAGAAAATCAAGCTAAAGTTAAAAGTTTATATGAAAAACTTAAAGATATTATAGATAGAATAACAAAAGCTGGTTGGGAAGTTTTATCTGACCCTAAAAAATTATCTACATTATTAACAACATTAAATATTGGAAGTTTTCTTTCAATAATAAAAGGAGTTTGGGATTTAATATTTGCAACTAGTGTTGATTTTAGTTGGATTTCTGGTGTTAGTACAACAGTTGGTGGTATTTTCTATTTTAAATTAGCAATATTTTTATTTGCAGTTAGAGTTGTTTTAGGTGTTATTGGTGGTGCAATTACTTTGGGAAAAGTTGTTAATGGAATGGTTGGATTTATCAAAGATTTAATTAATTTATTTACTAGTAAAAAAGAACCAGTTGCTGAACCAACTACTGAACCACCTGAACCACCTACAGGTCAACCACCTGTTCAACAAAATAACGAACCATTACAAGAATCATTGATAAGATTATTTGAAATGTATGGTTATGAAAAAAATTTAATATAATAAAAAATAGATAAAAAAACCACTTATTTCTAAGTGGTTTTTTATTTTATGTATCATAGCATTTACAAAAAAACTTAAATTACTATATTTATTTCTAAATAGTTATAATTAAATACAAAAATAAGTTTTAAAATGGACAAAAAACCAAAAGTTATCCCAACAAAGGACCAAATGGCTTCAGCTAATTCTGAAAGAGCAAAAAAAGAAGCATTTGAAGCCGAGAAATTACTAGCCACAAATGAAATATATCTAGGACCAACAAAATTAGCTGACACACCAATTGGTCATGCTGATGCCCTAACTATGATGCAAGAACGAACAGCAAATCAATTAAAACAAAAAGAAATCTATGGTACCGTAGCACAACCTGATTTAGCTGAAACCACTGCTGCTTCAACTAGAAGATTTGTAGAACAAAAAAGCCAAGACCAAATAGCTTTACGTGATGAACAATTAAAAATGAATATTGAGCAAACCAAAAACTATCAAAAATTATCTGAAGAGGCAATGAATAGAAAATACGTAAGTGATTATAATCCTGGTACGAATCAAAATAATTTAGATGATAATTGGGAAACAAGAAATAAAGAAGTTAATAAATACCAAGAACAAAACATGACAAACAATCAATCTTATGAACAAGGTTATACACCTCGTCCAATACCAACACAACAACCTATTAGTCAACCTACACCTGTAGCTACTACATCTAATGGTGTTAATCCTTATCTTTTAGAGATTAGTCAACCTAACTATAACTCACCATTTGATGTTATTCCATTACCTTCACAAGGTAAAACTTATCGTAACAAAAAAAATAACATTAGAGTTGGCTATATGACTACTGCTGATGAAAATATTCTTAGTAGCCCTAACTTATTACAAAGTGGTGAATTTTTAAGTATTCTTATCAATAGAAAAATACTTGAACCAGAATTAAGATATAAAGATTTATTGGTTGGTGATAGAAATGCAATTATGATTTGGTTAAGAGCAACAGGATATGGTGAAATGTATCCAGTAACACTTTTAGATGAAAATGGGGATGCATTTGAAACTGAACTTAACCTTAATGAACTTAAAACAAAAAACCTAGGTGCTGAACCAGATGAAGAAGGTTTATTTGATTATTATTTTAAATTATCACAAGTTAGTGTTAAATTTAAATTTCTTACATGTGGTGAAGTAGATGAAATTGATAAAATAGTTGAACGTGAAAAAGAAAATGGTGTTTTGGTTGATAGTACGTCAACATATATATTAGAAAAAATGATTATTGACGTTAATGGTTCTAGAGATAGAAATACTATTAAAGATTTTGTATCATCAATAAGAATTAAAGACGGTAAAGAGTTTAACAAATATGTAGAATCAATTGAAAGTGGTATTGATTTAAATATTACTGTTGGGACCCCTGGAGGTGGTTCCGTAGATACATTTCTTCCACTTAACCTCGGATTTTTTTGGCCTGACTTCCGAGTATAAAGCTCCGTTGTTAGAAGAAATATATATTTGTACACAACACCTAGATGGATTTACTTATGCTGATGTTTTAGCTTTACCAGTTTACGAAAGAAGATTTTTCTTAAGTCTTAAATCTAGAGACATTAGTAAACAAAAGGAACATTATGAAGAACAAACTCAAGCAGCAAAATCAAATTCTAAAGGTAATAGAACAACAACAGTAAGTGGTGATGCATTGAAAAATAAAATGAAAAATGGTGATATACCATTAAATTAATAAATACCTGCGTTAATTGCAGGTATTTTTATTTTATATGATATTTATAAACAAAATACTTTTAATATGAAAAGAAAAATAATAATAAGCGAATCTCAATATAATAAATTACAAGAATTTTTATTTGAAACTGCAGATGTTAACGATACTTTAGATTATGTTAATACTAATGATGTATTATTATTTAAAGGACCTTATAATGTTAAAATTAATGTTGTTAATGTTGACCAAAATACTGGTGAGATATTAGGTACAACAGATAAAGATGAAAAAGTTAAGTTTTTTTTTAATTCTTATGATGAAAACACTAAAAAATTTAATTTTCAAAAATTAGATAAAACTACAAACAAATATGTTAATCAACCATTTGATGTAAAAGAATTAGATATACTTAGAAATGGTAAAGTACTCCCAATACGTGATGCTAATAGAAAAACACCTGAACCTGTTGCTAAACCAGATGATATATCTAAACCTGTTGAAATGGACCCTAATGTTACATCAACACCTGAAACACCTGAAGAAACAGAAAAAGTTAAAAAACAAAGAATGTATGGTAAAAAAGCATTAAAAGCAATAACTTCTGACCCTCAATTACAAGCAGCTTTTTATCGTCAACCAAGTTTTTGGAAATTATTTATGGCAGATATGCAAGGTAAAACAGCACCAGGTAAAGGTATTCAACCAACATTAGAATTAATAAATGGTTATATGGATAGAAAAAATAAACAAAATAATCCAGATTTGGCTTCTTTTAAAATGCAAAAAAATGCTGATTTAACAATATCTAAACCAATAACTTTTACTGTTAAATCTAAAGTTTTAGGGGGTAAAGATGAAACTTATACTATACCAGCAAATACACCAGGTGATAAATATACTGCATTTAATAGACCAAGTAATTGGTTTGATTCAACGACAAATACTACTCAAAATTCAACTATGTTAGAATATTTAGATAAGGATAACAAATTAAATTTTAAATTTAAAATAATGGTAAAACCACCAGCAATATCCGCAGATACTTTTAAATGTGATATAGTATATGGTTCAGATATTGTAGCTAAAGATGTTTTGATTACATTTCTGAATTCTGATGGTTATAATAAAAATTAAATAAAACAAATAAAATATGGCAATGACTAAAGCACAGATTGAAGCGGCAGCTACCAAAGAATTAATGGAGCAAGCTAAAATCAGGGGTGAAATGAGCGGTAGCCTTGAAGGTTACTTAAATACACTTAAAGAAATTAAAGAAGTTGATGAAACGATAAAACATAATGATAAAGTAATTGCCGATTTAAATAAAAAAACTTCTAAATTAAGTGGTGAAGATTTAAAAATTCATAATAGAAAATTAGCAATTCTTAAAGAAGAAAACAAAAATCTTAAGAAAAACTTAAATATAACCAAAGAAAATCTTAAAACAGTTAATGCAACTAATTTAGTTATGGCTAAAATGGCCACAACTACCGTAAAAGGTTTAGCAAAATTACCTGGTTTTATACAAAATTCATTTGGTAAACTTAAGGGTTATGGTTTATTTGAAATGGATAAGGCTGTTAAGATGTCAGCTCTTCAAATGGGTCTATTGGGTAAAGAAGGTTCATCATATGCTGAATCTATTAGACAAACAGCAGCTAGTACCAATGAAATAGGTGTTAACATTGAGGCTTTAGCTAAAATGCAAGGCCAATATACTGAAGATTTAGGTAGAAGTGTTATGCTTGGTGATAAAGGTCTTAAATCTATGGCAGCAATGTCTGTAGTTACTGGTTTAGGTGCAGAAGGAGTGGGTGAACTAGCTGTTAACATGGAAGAAGTTGGTATATCGGCAGAACGTACTGGTGATTTTATTAATCAAACAATGAATGACTCACATAAAATGGGTCTTAATGCTTCTAAAGTTGTTAAAAACATTGCTGGTAATATAAAAATGCTTAATAAATATCATTTTAAAGATGGTATTAGAGGATTAGCTAAAATGGCTGAATTAACCACTAAATTAGGTATTAAAATGGATTTTGCTGCTGGTATGTCTGATAAATTATGGGATATAGAAGGTGCAGTTGATATGTCAGCACAATTACAAGTTATGGGTGGTGCTTGGGCTAAAATGGCTGACCCTTTCCATTTAATGTATATGGCTCGTGAGGATATCAAAGGTTTAACTGAAGAGATTGCAACAGCTGCTCAAGAATCAATGCATTTTGCAAAAGATGGTAGTATTGAATTATCATCTATGGCTATGTCTAAACTTAAAATTATAGCACAACAAACAGGTCTTGAATACGATGATTTAGTAAAATCAGGTAAAGAAATGTTTAAAATGAATAAGGTTAAAAGTCAAATTGGTTTAGGTGTTGATGAAGAAACCAAAGAATTCATTGCAAGTACTGCACAAATGAAAGATGGTAAAGCCACAATTGAAATTAATGGTAGCCCTAAATTAGTAAGTGATTTAAATAAGAATGACCAAAGGTGGTTAAAAGGACAGGTAGCTGAAAAAGAATCAATGATAAAAAGAGCAGAAGCATCTCAAAATTTTGATGACCAAATAACTAATCTTATTAATCAAGTCAAGACATATATGTTACCAATTGTTGATGGTATTAATCAAGTGCTAGGACCAATAGTTACTGATTTTATGAAAGACCCTGATTGGAAAGAAGATTTAATAAAATTAGGTAAAGATATTGGTGATTTTATTGTTGGGTTAAAACCTATAGTTACAAAAGTTAGTGATATAGTTATGGCTCTTGGTCCTAAAGGAACATTAGCTGTTTTATTTGGTGGTAAATTCTTATTTGATATTGCTAAATGGTTTGCTAATGGTATAGCTTTATCTTCAGGGTTTATGGCAGGTAGTGGTGGAATGACTGCTGGTTTAAAAAGTTTAGGTGTTGGTATTGCTAAATTTGGTGGTTATGTTGGTTTAGCAGTTTCTGCCTTTAAGATTGGTTCCGATGCTGTTAAAAATGCAAAAGACCCTTCATTAACTGCAGGAGAAGCTACTTGGAAAACAATTAAAGATAATAAATGGAAATTAATTGGAGCTGGTATTGGTGCAGCTGCTGGATTTGGTATTGGTTCAGTACCTGCAGCTGGTTTAGGTGCTATGATTGGTGGACAATTTGATAAACCTTCAAATGATGCTATTTTTGGTGCACCAATGCATGATGGTATGTCTTTTGGTGGTATGATGGGTGGTGGTATGTTAGGTGGTTTAGCTGGTGGTCCTTTAGGTACTTTATTAGGTTCATATATGGGTGGTAAATTTGGTGGAGATTTTTCTAAAGGTAGAGGTATAATACAAGGTGGTAAAGTACATCCTATTGATAATAAAGATGATTTATTAGCAATGAAAAAAGGTGGTGCAATCGATAAAGCTAATCAAAGTTCTAATGTTCCAGCCACTATTAATCATACATTTGATAGTCTTGAAATTAGAGGACATTTAATATTAGATACACCAGGTAACCCTGGTCAAGGTGTTGATTTATTAAAAAATGCACATTTTATAAGACAAATAACTGGTTTGATACATAGTGAAACTAAAACAATGATGAATCAAAAACAAAGAGCTTAATATAATTAGTTGATTTTTAAATATTTAGATATTATATTAAAAATAAATAAAAAATATATATAATAATACATGATTAATTAAATTAAATTCCGTATATTTGCTATTATATATTAATAATAATAAAATAATAAAATAATAATAATAATAATAATAATAATAATAATAATAATAATGTTATTATTAATAAAATTAAAAGGGTGCTTTATGTG